ACGGGGTACTTTTATGAGTGTTTCAACTCAAAGAGGGACTTCTGGAAGACGAAGATGGTGGATGCGAGGACGGTGGAGGGGACGGACAAGGCGGTGTATGAGCAGATCATTGCGGAATACGGGCCGGATTCGAGCCAGGCGCATGTGGAGGTGTATGGCTGGTTTCCGAATGCGGGGGATGATCAGTTTATTAGTGCGCTGGTGGTGGATGAGGCGATGAAAAGGCCCAAGTACAAGGATCAGTCAGCGCCGATTATTGTTGGCGTGGATCCTGCGCGGTTTGGGGCGGATGCTACGGTGATTGCGGTGAGGCAGGGGCGGGATATTGTGAAGATCATGCGGCATCGGGGGGATGACACGATGGCGGTGGTGGGGCATGTGATTGATGTGATTGAGGAGTTCAAGCCGGCATTGGTGGTGATTGATGAGGGTGGGCTGGGGGCGGGGATTGTGGATAGGCTCAAGGAGCAGCGGTACAAGGTGAAGGGGGTGAATTTTGGAAACAAGGCCAAGAACCCTATCATGTATGGGAATATGAGGGCGCAGATGTGGGGGGAGATGCGGGAGTGGTTGAAGAGTGCAAGCATTCCGAATGACCGGTTCTTGAAAACTGACCTGATCTCGCCTATGATGAAGCCTGATTCCAGAGGGACTATATTTTTGGAGTCCAAGAAGGAAATGAAGGCTAGGGGTCTGGCGTCCCCGGATGCGGCAGATGCGATTTGTGTGACTTTTGCGTTCCCTGTGGCGCATCGGGAATACAATGAGCGGAACGCTCCACGCCGAAACATGCAAAATGGAGCCGTTCTAACCAGTTGGATGGGGGCTTAAATGGCAACAAAACCAGCACCTAAAGGTAAAAAATGAGCGAGAAAGCAATTCTGGAACTGGCGCGTAGTCGTCTGAATATGGCGATTTCGGCCTATTCAGAGTCTCGCGAGGATGAGTTGGATGATTTGCGGTTTTTTGCCGGTAGTCCGGACAATCACTGGCAGTGGCCGGCTGATGTACTGGCGACTCGGGGGGCTGTGCAGGGTCAGACGATCAATGCGCGGCCTTGCCTGACGATCAACAAGCTGCCCCAGCATGTGCGTCAGGTCACGAATGACCAGCGCCAGAATCGGCCAAGCGGGAAGGTGATTCCTGCGGATGACAAGGCTGATATTGAGGTGGCGGAGATATTTGATGGCATGGTGCGTCATATTGAGTACATCAGTGATGCTGATGTGGCGTATGACACGGCGTGTGAGAATCAGGTGGCTTATGGTGAGGGCTACATCCGTCTGGTGACGGAATATTGCGACGATGACTCGTTTGACCAGGACATCAAGATTGTCCGGGTACGCAATAGCTTCAGTGTGTACATGGATCCAATGATCCAAGACCCTTGCGGGTCGGATGCCAAGTGGTGCTTTATCACGGAAGACGTGATGAAAGAGGACTACGAGCGCATGTACCCGGATGCCCAGCCTATTTCCTCGCTTCAACAGCTTGGTGTTGGCGATCAGACGCTGGCGCAGTGGGTGAATGAGGATACTGTACGGATTGCTGAGTACTTCTACATTGACCACAAGAAGGAAACGCTGAATCTGTACTATGGCAATGTATCGGCGTTTGCCGGGTCGCCGCAGGCCAAACAGATGGAAGCGCAAGGCATGAAGCCTATGCGTAGTCGTCTGGTGGATGTGCAGAAAGTGCGCCGCTGCAAGATCAATGGCTATGAGATTCTGGAAGAGAACGAGTGGGCCGGGAAGTGGATTCCGGTGGTGCGCGTTGTCGGCAATGAATTTGAGGTGGACGGCAAGATGTATGTGTCTGGCTTGGTGCGTAATGCCAAGGACGCCCAGCGCATGTACAACTACTGGGTAAGCCAAGAGGCTGAAATGCTTGCACTGGCTCCCAAGGCACCGTTCATTGGCTATGGCGGGCAGTTTGAGGGGTACGAAAACCAGTGGAAGACGGCAAATACGCAGAACTGGCCGTATCTGGAGGTAAACCCTGATGTGACGGATGGTGCGGGTGCTGTTTTGCCTTTGCCGCAACGTGCCCAGCCGCCTATGGCGCAAAATGGTCTTATTGCGGCCAAGATGGGCGCATCTGACGACATTAAATCCACGACAGGACAGTACGATTCGAGTCTCGGGGCCACAAGCAACGAACGCTCGGGTCGTGCTATCCTGGCCCGTGAAAAGCAGGGTGATACGGGCACGTACCACTATGTTGACAACTTGGCGCGGGCGGTGCGATACATCACCCGGCAAATTGTTGACCTGATCCCCAAGATTTACGACACCCAGCGGGTGGCCCGGATCGTAGGGGAAGACGGTACGCCTTCTATGGTGAAGGTCAATCCCATGCAGCCTGAGCCCATAAACAGGATTGTGGATCAGACCGGGATTGTGATTGACAAGATCTACAACTTTGGCGTGGGCAAGTACGATGTTTGCGTGACCACTGGCCCGAGCTACATGACCAAGCGTCAAGAGGCTCTGGATGCCATGAGCCAACTGTTGCAGGGCAATCCCCAACTATGGGCGGTGGCGGGTGATCTGTTTGTCAAGAACATGGACTGGCCGGGTGCCCAAGAGATGGCGAAACGGTTTGCCAAGACGATTGATCCCAAACTCATGGACGATAGCGACAAGTCACCTGAGTTGCAGGCTGCCGAGCAGCAGATTCAGGCAATGGGTCAGGAAATGGAGCAGATGCACCAGATGATCCAGAATGTCGGCAAGTCCATTGAGGCGCAGGACATGCGGCGTCAGGACTACGAAGCGCAGATCAAGGCGTTTGAGGCTGAGACACGGCGTATTGCTGCGGTGCAGGCCGGCATGACGCCCGAGCAAATACAAGATATTGTCATGGGTACAATATCCGCAGCACTGGACACTGGTGACCTCATTGGTGGTGCGCCAGAAATGCCAAGAGAAATGCCTCCGATGGAAGGGCCGACACAATGACCACGAAATGCGCTGACTTTGTAGGGATGCTGTTTCTGGCGCGGGATGTGGCGCACAGCGTCCATCTGAACACCCGCAGCTACGCCAAGCATGTTGCCCTCAATACCTTCTATGATGAGATTGTGGATTTGACTGATGGCTTTGCTGAAGCCTACCAAGGGCGGCATGGCCTCATGGGGCCAATCAGCCTGATGAGTGCCAAGAAGACCACCAACATTGTGGAATTCTTGCAAGATCAGCTAGAAGAGATTGAGAAATGCCGGTACGAGGTGTGCGACAAGACGGACACGCCGCTTCAGAACCTGATTGACGGGATTGTTGAGTTGTATCTGTCAACACTGTACAAGCTGCGGTTTCTGGCATGATAGAGCTGGGCGGTCAGGTTGGTGAATTGCGCTTTCAAGTTGAGGTAAAGCGCAAAGAAACTGGCAAAATAGAGACTTATGAACTGGTTGGGTTTCTCGACGAGGAGAAACTAAAGGAGCTTCAAGATGGCGGTGACACACTCGACAGCGGCTCGTAATGCCGCAACGGACGCAGTTACTGCGTTGATTGGGGCTTCTGGTAAGCTGGCTTTCCGACTGGCTGGCACGGTGTCCGCACCTGGCACCACGGTAGCAACGCTGTCCCTGAGCGCCACGGCATTTGGCGCATCCAGTACCGGCACGGCCACAGCCAACGCCATCACTGCAGACACCAATGCCACAGGCAACGCCTCTCCGGTGGCTACAGCCACGTTGCAGACCTCTGGCGGCACGGTGGTAATCCACTGCGCGGTAGCAGCCAGCGCCAGCGACATCAACATGACCAACGGCCTGACCGTAGCGGCTGGTGATACGGTGTCCTGCTCAAGCCTTACCTATACCGCACTGAGCGCGTAATGCCAAACGTCAAGCATTCGTTTACATCTGCCAAAACGGATGGTGGCGATGCCACGTTGGTGCAGCCCAGCAACTGGAATGCCGAACACGTTGTTGATCAATATCTCGACATTCCAGACGTAGTTACTCCAGCAACTCCAGCGTCAGGATGGTTGCGGATTTTTGCCAAGACACGAGCTGCACGGGCCACGCTAAACACTATTGGCCCAGCCGGTGTGGATGTGGCGTATCAACCTGCCTTGTTTGGCAACACCATTATGTTGTGGTTGCCCAGTGCAACAACCGCACAAACCGCTTTTGGTGTGACTTATACCGCACGAAATAACGGCACTTCTGCGGCACAAGCAACTCCCACAAGAGCTAGTACCAACGCCATGACCAGCTTGTCACGTGCGCAATTTGGTACTGGAACCACTGCTACCGGAGCATCAGGCACTCAAACTGCGCTTCCAGTAGCTTGGAGGGGTAATGCTGCTGGTCTAGGAGGTTTCTTTTTCTTCGCTCGTTTTGGCGTAGAAACCTTGGCCGCAGACATGCGGATGATGGTTGGGCTTTCTGCCAACAATGCCACTATGGCAGCAGACGGTTCTACATGGGCCAATACTTGTGCCATCGTCAAAGATTCGGCCGATAGCACTTGGCAGTTTGCTATGCGTAGTGCATCAACACTGACCAAGACAGCTACTGGCTGCACAGTGACCGCAGGGCAGATTCTTGATCTGTATATCTTTGCTCCGCCTAACAATGCGGGAACTATTACTGTGCGGTTGGTAGATGCGGTCACTGGAACCATCTACATGGATGACGTTGGCCTTTCTGCCAACTTGCCAGTAAACACCACCTTCCTGTACATGCAGGCGCATTGCCAATCGGTCAGTGGAACTACAGCCAAGATTATGTCGCTCAACAAGATGTATTTGGAGCAAGACCTATGACCTGGGATGTGCTGCAAGACGCCAATGGCAACCTTCAGTTAATTCCTACTGGTGATCCTGCGCCAGATGGCTGGGAAGTAGTGGCTGTCACTGCCAATCCAGATTATCTGGAGTACATGGCTTCTTTGGGGTAAGCCGTGGCTGCTGCGTTTGACTCGGGCGCGTTTTACGCTGGCGCGTTTGAAGTCGGCGGCGCAAGCCCAGTAACCCACGCGACATCTGGCGTACTTGCAGGCTCCGGCAGTGCAATTGTTGGAGCAGCTTCCAACTTTACTGCTCACGCAACCAGTGGCGTATTGGCTGGTCAAGCATCTTCTATTGCGGGTAGTGCTAATCGCAGCGCAGGAGTTGTCACTCACGACACCACGGGTGCGCTGACTGGCCCAAGCAGTACCGTTGCAGGCAGTGCCACCAGATTTCGCGCACACGCCACCACTAGCGTTCTTACTGGGCAACTGGGCAGCGTATCCGGCACCGCACGACACAACATACCGCACACATCTAGCGGAACGCTGACGGGCCAATTAGGTTCTATTGCCGGCAGTGCCGCACGTACCGCAGGCCCGGTCACGCATCCAACAAGTGGCGTTCTTGTTGGAGCAGGAACAACGCTTTCAGGCTCGGCAATTAGGTTCCGAGCGTTTGATTCTTCTGGGGTGTTAACTGGGCAAGGATCGGTTGTTACAGGAAACGCAGACCGTCAAGCGCAAATTATTCCCCACATATCGTCAGGCATCTTGGTGGGAAATGGGTCTGTTATTGCTGGATCAGCCAATCACATCTCAGTTTACCCTGACCCGTCAACCGTAGAGGCAGGTATACAATACGGCCCAGGCGGCATGTTTGTCGGCACCTTGACCGCAACTGGTGGCGAGACAATAATCGCGTTGCGGTCTTTCACAGGAAGGTTTTAATATGTCCATGACCCTCAAAGCCATTACGACACGTCTTGGCTACCAGCAAATTACGTCTTTATCGTCAGCAGCCAGCCTGACTGTGCCGCAAGTTGACCTGAATGGCTTGGCTTGCAAGCCTTCCATTGCCATCATTACCCCGCTGACCGCTGCTGTACGCTGGCGAGATGACGGAATTGCTCCTACGGCATCCGTTGGAATGCCTCTGGCAGCTGGCAATACGCTTCAGTATGACGGTGATCTGACCAAGATCCAGTTCATTCAAAACGGCGGCACGGCTGAATTGAACGTCACTTACTACGCCTAAGAGGTTGCCATGAACGTATTTGACAATGGCGGGACTCTGGATTCCGCAAAATTCATTGAGTACATCATCAACCAGTTTCCTGGTGATCTCAAGTCCATGATTGAGACTCGCGATGAGCTTGCCAAGCGGCAAGGTGCGATGAATGCTGTTGTGGAAGCCAATGCTGACCGAGCAGCTGCCAAGTTGTTGCTGGAAAACGCAATGGAAGAATCCAAGGCAATGGTGGCTAACACCAAGGCCAAGAATTCCGCAGCCAATGCCAAGTTGGAAGAACTTGAAACGCGTCAGGCAGTACTGGATAAGCGTTCTGCTGATATGGAAGCCGACATTAACGCCCGTACCGACGCATTGGTGCAGCGTGAAAAGCGCAACGCAACCATTGAAGCAAGCCTGAATGCCTTGCAGACATCACTGGATGAGCGTGCTATCAAACTTGAAGTTGATCGCGTAGCACTGGATGCGCGTGTCAAGGCTTTCCAAGACAAAGTTGCTGCTCTTAGCGCCTAAAGGTACACCATGACTGACGTCAAAATCTCGCAATTGCCTGCTGCTACCACGCCGCTGGCGGGTACTGAACTTGTGCCTATTGTTCAGGGTGGCGTCACGAAACAGGTTGCTGTTGATGCAGTTGGCGATACCGTACTGGATGAATTTG